GGGGACGCTTTTCTTCTGGGACTTCTACTCTTAGATCAATAACGAGTAGGCCGTCAATGAAGTCAGCTCCATCAACGACAACGTGCTCAGATAGTCTAAAGGTGCGGGTGAACTTCTTTGCAGAAATACCGCGGTGGAGATACTCACGTTCAACTTCTCCGTCACCCTTTCCACCAGCTACGACCAGTATCCCGTCTTTTACCTCTACGGTCAACTGCTCTTTGTTATACCCAGCTAGGGCAAGCTCGATTGAAAAGTGTGTATCATCTTTCTTGACGACATTGTGCGGAGGATACAGCTTGTTGTCTGCCATCTCTGACAGCCGCTCTATCTCAGACCATACGTGGTCAAATCCGATGAAGTGTGAACGTGGAAACGAAAATGCTTTAGTTGCTACCATAGTGGTGCCTCCTTAGTTAAAAGCAAGGTTGTTGTCTACTGACCGGGCCATCCGCATCAGCACCTGTATTTATACAGGAAATCGCCATCCTTGGCAACATTTGTAGCAAAAATCTACAATAAGGTTAGTTACAAACTACAGTACCGGTACCGTTGTCTTGACAAACAATTGGATCGTTCAGCTTTGCCGACATTGCATCAATAGTAGCTTGCATGTCTGCAATGATTTGAGCAAAGTTCGTCTGACCTTGTAGGTTGGTGTCGTTCGCATCACCTAACGTAGTGATCAAGGTATCGTTAGCATCACCAAGCACTGTAACTAATGTATCAGCATTGGTTGTGTTCATGCTATCAACAAGATCGTTGTAGTCAAGTGACAGATTAAGCATGTTATCCATACCAGCAAGACCAACCGTAGTAAGGTTATCCATACCAGCAAGACCAACTGCTCCAACAGTAGTCATACCAAACTGACCCATGTCGTTGAGGTTATCCATACCGATAGTAGCAGTATCTACTACACCCTGAATGCCTGCCGTAGCAATGTTCTCATTAGACGCGAATCCAGCGAGGCTGATATTCTGTGCTGTGCTAAGACCAGCTGTGCCGAGGGCGACCGTCTGATCCCCTGCTGTGTTAAGAGCACCAAAACCAGCAACACCAAGATCAACTAGCTGCTGACCAGAAGCAGCGGCACCAGCAGCCCATTGACCACCAAGATTGCTAATCATGTCCTGCTGGCCAAGTTGGATAGCTTGATTGCTAGACATACTTGCCATCTGAACCTGAGCAGCGTTGTCGCTTGCGTTCTTAGCTACACCAGCTTGTACAAGACCGATACCCAGCGTACCAATAGTAGGCGTAAGAACCTGAGCCCATTTAAGAGCATTTGATTCTACGTACTGAGGTGCGATTGTCTTATCTTGAGTAAGAGCAATAGCCATTACAGCAGCAGAAGCTGCCTGGCCATCACCACCTTGAGCTACAGTAGCGAGCGCTCTGTAGCGAGCTTCAGATGCCTTTGCCTGAGCTTCGGCAGCTGCATTTACTGCTGCGTAATATTCCTTACCAGAATTATTAGCGCAACCCATACTAACCGTGAGGAAAAACACCACACTCACAGAACCTAACAATTTAAACATTACCACGTCCTCCTTTCAAGGAATAATATATGTACATATTTATATAGTAATTAAACATCTTAGGATGATGTTTTGGATTTGGGCAATCTGGAAACATCTCTAAAAACTTTTCAGCATGCTGCTCGCTTGTCATCAAAACGATGACTGCCACTGCTGTTGGATTCTTGTAGCCTCGTCAATAGTAGCACAAAGCTGACTACGATAAGGCCTACCATCAACTTTTTCAATCACAACATACTTCATGACCGTATCCGTGGTTTCACTCAACCACTCATTGATTACTACTTCTTTCTTCCGATCGTGTACTTCGCTTGTAGTGTCCATTCATCTTTATCCTTGTGAGGAATAATCTTTATTTGTGACATTGGAGCTACTGGCTCACTTGACCTGTTTGGTTCAACAAGACTTATAAGACCCCAATCAGCTAACAGATTTGCAATTGTGTTGCGACGTGCGAGGTCTCCTGAATCAAAGTTAGCTGGCTTGCCATCTAATCCAAACAGCTCTTTAAAATGTACGATGTAGTACCTGCCTTGCTTGTGGAGTATGTGGCAAGATTGGAAGAGAGTTTTATCTTTACGTGAGGCAATGCCAATACGGGTAAGAGTCTCCCTTACCTTCAAAAAGTCGTCTTGATCCTGTAGTGTCACTTCAACCATCTGATCTATTGTTACCGTCATTCAAACCACCCTTATTATGACTCTTTTTTATTTGTGTTATTTGGTCTTGGGTAAGTAAGCCTACAACCTGACGTGCTTTGTCCAGGCTGTATCCATAATGTATCATAACAGCTTCGACGTTTTCGTCTGATTGAGGTTTAAACCACTTGCTATAACGCTTCTTCTTTCTTACGATATTTATAAGAAAATCAAATTGCATTTTGTTTTCTAGCTGGTGGTAGCGGTTCATCTCGTTAGCGAGATACACTGTATCTATAAAGAACGACAGCCCCCGGTTAACTAGAAAGGGTGGGTACAGCTTTTCAGCAAGCTCTGGATTATCACTATCAGTAATAATATTCTGCTTGGTATCATTAATAGCGTTTATGTAGTCAAACGGGTTCATGTCCAACAAGGTCCTCTCACCCATCCTACCAAAGTCTTGCGGATGCCGGAAGTAACAGGCGTTACACGATGAACGGTTGGTGATGGAAAGAACAACATCTTTCCTTGTGCTTGCGGCAACGTTGTGTGGTTATGATCCACTATAATCTGAAGTTCGCCACCCTCAAAGTCATTGGGGTCGGTAAGCAAACACACAAACGACAGTTTGCGTATATTATTGTTCCAGGTTGTACTAAATCCATCATCCTGGTGCCAATCATATCTGGACGCAGTTGAGAGCTCGCTATCGTAGACTGTATATTGAATAGTTTCAATTCCCGAAAGATTAAAATGCCAGAATCTTTGATTTGCGGCTACGACGCCACCAGTGATCTTTTCATATAACGTTGCATGTGGATCTTGCATTGATACCCATGCAACTTGTGATATTCTTATATCAGGACTCACTTTCTGGTCACGAGTTACAGCGTCTTCCAACTGATGATCAGATTCAATTAATTGCTGTATCATCTCACAGTCTTCTACTGAAAAGAAATCGTCGATAAAAGTAAAGCTGTGTTGATAATTTTCAGTCTGAGCACGTAACGACCATGTGCTTATATTATTAACGTCATCAGTTTTATCTACGTCCATTCTACTTCCATCATTAGTTCAGTCATACAAGCTACATTGTTGATCTCATGATCAGCTACAAATGCAGCTTTATATTGATAGTCAGCTAGAGTGACAACAAGCTGTGGAACGCTTTGAGGTTTGACATACTGCGAAGCATTGTCGTAAAGCTGCCTGTACAGCTGCGCAGTATCCATGTCCTTATGATCTGCAATCCATTTACGCATATCTACAAACTTCTTGCTCTTTAGGATGCCAACCAGGTCTTTAATATTACTAGTATGATTAGCAAGGATGCCGCTATCAACACTACCGGTAACACTGTACCTTTGCAGTTCGTTGATTACACGCCTAAAATCAGGGAAGTATAAGGTGATAAGCTCAGCTAGGGTCTTCTGATCATAAGAGACGTTTTCATCGCTTAGAATCGCTTTGACACGCTTGAACAGCTGGCTAGCCATAGAGGCTTTGTCTTTACCGTTTATCTTGAAGTCAATAACGCTACATCGAGAGTGTAAAGGGTCGATAATACGGTTCTTAAAATTGCAGGTAAGAATGAACCCACAGTTCTTACTATACTCTTCCATAAAGTTACGAAGAGCTGGTTGAGTAGACTGTGGGTTCAGATAGTCAGCCTCATCAAGGATGACATACTTACGACTACCTGTGAAAGAGATAGTCGATGCGAAGTCTTTGATCTCTGTGCGAAGAGTATCGATGTTACCATTCATCGATCCGTTAATAACAATGTAGTCGACGTTAAGTTGCTCGCACATAGCCCGAGCAATTGTAGTCTTACCTACACCAGGGCCTCCAGACAGTAGGAGGTTAGGAATATTATCTTGATCTACAAACTGCTGAAAGGTTTGCTTCAGCTCGTCTGGTAGTATCGTATCGTTAATAGTTCTAGGTCGATACTTTTCGACCCACAGAAAATCTTTTGACATCACATGCGCTCATAATAAAAAATCAATTGTTTTTGAGTGAGTACAGTGCAGCGCCAACTACACCGAGGGTCAATACCAAAAACCAAATTACTAATGGCCCCATTATCTCCTCCTATCCTTGTCCACGATACTTTTTAAAACCTCTCTTAGCAGACTTGTTCATAGAACTCATCTTCACTTTACCTCTACCGATACTGGTACGCTTAGTTGTACCATTCCGATTGAGGCTTACTCCTAGGATATTACTCCCAACTTTTTTAGCCAACGCTATTGTCCTCCAAAATATGACGAGCCTTCCATAGCAATCCAATATACCATAGACCCGTCAGTTAATGTAAACTGAGCTAACTTCTGTGTAGAAATTGTCACATCATATGCCCCTGCCATCAGTTTAAGGTTTTCTACTTTGAATACGACCTTGAACTGCTCGCTAGTTTTACCTACCTCATACGAAAACTGGTGTGCGGTAGTGTTTTTAGTATTAGTAGCAAGCACCCTGATGTTCTCACCATCACCCTGAATACTAAGTTCGGGTAAACCCATTACAGACGCTGCTTGTAGTAAATGTTTGAGTACCTTGTCACCAAGCACAAACTTAACTGGCTCGTCTGGTAAGGTTACTGCTTTGTCGGGCGGTATTGTAACCATCGACTTATCGGCATAGAAGTATTGACTACTTGCCTTATTATCATCACTTATAGAAACGTAGTATGTGTCGAAATTAAAGTCAGGTTCGTCAAACAGACTCACGACCCCTAAGAATTCGCTGAGATCGTATATAGCAAATTCTCTAGGGAATTCTTCCTGCACTGATGCTTGCGCTAGTACAGTTTTGTTTTGTGATACGGTACGAATCGCATTACCTTTCGATACACACAACGTTGGATTGATAGTAGAGAAGTTCTTCAATACTTGAAAAGTACGTTGTGTTAGTTTCATCGCTTAACCTTGTCAACTTTCTTAACATCGACCGTTGCCGAAGCTCCGATCTGCGCTAGGTGAATTAGTGATCCGCCAAAGAAGTATGCACCCATGTGGTTAGTCTTCATCCACGGACATAGCCATACTTTGATACCTGCTTTACGTGCCCACTGACAAAACATATAGTCCTCAGAAAGATAACGCTTGCTCTCTTCATCAATTACAGTATCAAAGTAAGCTGTAATCTCACGACTACCATCAAAGTCCTTAGTACGTACGTGGTCTGGTAGATACTTTTGCTGTGGATATGCTTCGTCGAACTTTTCAAATGCTCGTTTCTGAACCATCATGAAACCAGTACCACCTTCTAGTACTTCGACTGGCTCATTGAGTTGGAAAGTACCTGCACCAGCGGCCGGGTTAAAGACAAAGTCACCTACAAAGTTATCAAGCTCATTAGGATTGTTGTCGGCATATCCTCGATCGACAGCATCCTTGATCTTCTCCCAAGCAATAGTCTTCTTGGGGTAAGGAGCACACATAATATCGTACTCGCTTTCATCGTCCATCAATGCAAGCATCGCTAGCACGTCGTTATAATCAAAACCAATATCGCTGTCTAAGAAAATCATGTGGGTGCAGTCTGAACGCATAAACGTATCGGCACAATAGTTACGAGCTCGTGTAATTAACGACTCGTTAAACAGGTAGAAGAATACTAATTCAACACCATACTTTGCAGCTACTTGCGCCAAGTCAGTAGACGACTTAGTATACGTGCCAGCGCACATACCACCATACATTGGTGTACATACCATTAGCTTGCGCTTGCGTAGCTCTTCAACGCTAATCTCAACTTCCATTACGATGCTCCATATTTTTCATCATGTTGTTTGCCTATGCCATAGTCACCGTCATATTGATTCAGCGCTTCAGCCTTAAATAATAAAAATTGTCCTACACGAGTACCACGTTTAATTCGAATAGGACCGTTGTTCACATGCAGTACGCCTGCCATTACACCACTATATCCTGAATCGTACAGGCCAGAGGTAATGAAACATCCGTTGCGGTTTAGAGACGACCTAGTAATGACCCAACCCGCCTCGTCGTCGGCCAGTGTTACGATACCTTCCATAATGATTTCGTAACTACCTACCTCTAGTCTCCACCACGCATCGTGACCGTCATCTGTCGGTGCACGGACTTCGGCAATTGGGAATATCTCCCTGGTCTCGCGATGGGTCTTTTCTTGCTCGCTAATAACAAACACCTGGCTATAGGATTGGAATATCCTATCTACGCGTAGGTCTATTGCATTAGGTTGAACTTGGGCCGAGTCGAACTTACTTAGTGACGATCTCGAGTTTGGTGATGCCAGATGAATCATCATTAAATGTATCCTGTGTAAAGTACCATAACAAAACAATATAGTGAATTGCTTTCAGCAAGTCCTTCTTATTGTGTCCCTCTTTCTTGCCATACCGCATTAAGTATTTGATAGCAGTATCCCGACACGTAGTATCGACAGACCCTAGGGTCTGCCACACGTCAATAGTCTGAATATTGTTCTGCTCTTTACCCGCTAGCTCACCAACATAGTGGCCAGCATAGGTAGACTCGAGATACGTTAATGCTTCGGATAGAATTTCATCTTCATTAAATCTAAACTTTTCACTCATTTGCACAAAGCCTGTCAATATAATCCATGTTATCGAGCGCCAGATCTACCAAGCTACTATCAGTGGTATGGTAGTTAAAGTCAACCTCTAATTCAAACTTTCCATCTATTAAGCCAGTAGGTGAGCCATCAAAACAAATACCATTAAGACCGGTCCACACAGCAGCGCTGCTGTCCCAAGTGTCAATTGGAAAATGTTTGACTAGATCAATCTCATTGGGCCCATCGACCATGCCAAGCATATGGATCTTCTTTTTATTCATTACAACGTTGCCGAAGAATCCCATGCGTGTAAGTTTGGTCAGCACTTTCCACCTACTAACAAATCGCTGTAGTTTGTTGTCTTTTTCTACACCATAAGCATTGGGTACACCCAGGATAGAAAGGCCGATATAATCTACGTGGTGGATCCTGGATGCCCACATACAAGTTTCAAGGTAATCTCGAATATCACCAATCATTGATTGAGGTACAAAGAAAGTACCAAAGCCCGCTTCTCGTAACTGAGGTGCCATGAAGCAAGCTGCACTAATTGTACGCTGACCTGACTCACCAGGATAGTCGGACATTACAATGTAGTCTGCGTCGATCTTTTCTCCCATCTCAATTAGCTTGTTAGACGGGTACATCTGACGACCTTGTTTGTACATCTCAAATGCACTATTGTCTAAGATGTATGTTAGGCCTCGATTGTTCTTCTTGAGATCACTATAGAACTTAACATAGTCTGGATCATCCTCAACAAGATGAGCGAGTAGTAAATGAGTCTTGCGATCCTTGACTATATCAAGGTGTGGCGTTGGCGCAATATGACAAAAGTCAATCATAATAACAAGTCGCTCCGTTCTCTCCGTCTTCGCTTACGGTAATTGTAAACCTACGCTTAGGATAGTTCATATGGATATAGTCGGCTAGATCATCAGCCATCATCTCACATGACCTGTGATTGAGCTGCAAGGTCCCATCAGTGTAAAGACCCTCCAGCTCTCTCTTAAATAGAATAAACTCAATGTCCCTATCGTCATGAAACACCTCAATCTCAACCTTAAAGTGAAACATATGACGATGGGGATGCCTGAGAAACTCCACCCCTTCAGGCGCATCAGGGTAGCGGTGGATACCTTCTTTCTGATAGGTAACCCAGATTCTTTTATTCACTCTTTTCATAATATGTCCGGATAGGTTCCAAAAGGAGTCTTGGATATTACACTAGGTAGGTCCAAAGGTCCACCTTTTTCTATCCACGTATTGGAGATAATGTGAGTCATGAACTTATCGACAATCACCATACGCCAACCGAGACCCTGTTTAGAAGTATGATCGTAGATACCGTCTGGAACATCAACAAGTAGTTTTTGATTAATATGACGATTATTGAATATCCTATCGATTGTTTCTTTACCTAGGACATCCCGTACATTATCCGACTGCATTGGCGACTGCGCCTTGCTGCAACTTAATGTTATCGTAGAACTCCTGTTTGATAGAAGCACTATAGAACTGACCGCGTAGCACACAAGTCTGTGTTAGAGATGAGTGCGCACATACACCTCGGTTCTCCATACAACCGTGAGTGCCTTGAATGTATACACCAACATCTTCACTACCTGTTGCTGCCATAATCTCTTCAGCAATGTTACGAGTAAGCTCTTCTTGTAGAGTACCACGACGAGCACACCACTGAGCAATGCGAGCATACTTAGACAGACCAATTACCTGTACACCAGGAATGATCCCAATGTAAGCAGTGCCACGTACTGGCTGGTGATGATGCGAACACATAGACTTGAGTTCAGCACGTACTACAAGCATGCCAGTGTAGCGATCATCAGAGTTATCGTTAGGGAATGCAGCTACACGAGGACGTGCATGATACCGTCCTTCCATAAGCTCATTGATATACATCTTCGCGAGACGACGAGGTGTGTCTGCACTGTTAGGATCTTCGGGATCAATTACCAAAGCCTGTAGTACATCTTCAAAGGCTAACTCAGCCTCATCAATTAGATTCTCTAATTCATTCTCACTAATAAAGTCACTAATGTTATCACCGGCCCAATACCGTCTGCCAGCTTTCTCTAACCGCTCACGAACCTTATCACTAAACTTCATTTTTTCTCCCAAGGGAACACATACCAAACATCATCTTCCGCTATTTCAGCATAATAATCAACGGCATTAAACTCACTGCTATTCTTGTGTAACAATGTGGCTACACTATACGATTTCTTCCAAACACTATAACTAACAAAGTCAAACAATGTACGACCAGTGTCATTAATATCATCTACGATGAGCGCATGTTCCTCAGCGACGTACCTGGTCTTTTCTTTTCCATCACGAGTCTGCCACATGATTGGAACTAGAGGTAGGTCAAGCATGTGAGACAGCTGTACACCAGGCACAAAGCCTCCGCGGCCAAGCGCAACTATTTGCTTTGGCACTCCTCGCTTGTTTTGTTTTATCTTACGAGCTAAGTCATGAATCATTACATTATAATCACACCAGCACACTTTTTCTATTACTGGCATCTCAATTTCAAAACTCATATAAGCTCTTCACCCCACTCACGATGACCTTCACGGAAAGCCATATTAGATTGTGTCTCACGTACCTCTACTCGGAAGCACCACAGTCGCTCTGCTTCAGATGGACCCCAGTAGTCTGGAATGTAGACGCCATTAACAAAACGGTACAGTTGATCAGCAAGTCCTTCACATCCTAACTTAGGCAGGATAGTTAGACGTGCCATCTTCTTCTCTTGCAGTAACTTGTATGTCTCCATTTCAGGATCATCTTCGGCTACAAGAAGTGTGTGATCAAATTGATCTTTAAGTATAGCCTTGAGCTCTTTCAAGCCACCATAGTCTGCACACCAGTTACGGGCATCGAGATCGTTGGTACCAAAGTAGAACTTCATGTTGAATGAGTAACCATGAATTAGGTTACAGTGAGAATCTGCTCTCCATTGCCTATACGCTACTGGAAACTCATCGTGATACTCCTTAGTGGAGACAAACTTGTATGTAATTGGTTGCATGTTATGTTCCTATCACATTGCCAAAGATATGGCAGTGCGCTCTTGTTGAATAATTGTACCCCCTCCGCAAAGCCTCAACCGCAATCTTTGCTTCATGCGTTACACCTTCTTCTACTTCTAACACCAGCTCCTCTTTGCGAGCACCTGATGCCATAATCCAAACTGGAAACGATGCTCCAGCATCTCGATAACTCAGAGTATTAATTTTTACTTCTTGCCAAGACTCTTCACATCCATTTACCACATACTTTAACTGACCGGTCCTTGAAAAAGCACAGTAGTCTCTTACCACGTCTGGTCTAATAGCCTTCTTTGGCTTTTCACCTGCAGTAGACCACAGCTTAGGTGATACAGACCAAAACCATTCGCCACCTACCATACTATAATATTCTAGAAACTCTCTCATAGCAGGTTCCAGTGGTTTAGTACCATTAGTCTCTACAGTCACGAACATTGGAAAGTTACCGCGTCTCTCAAACTCTTTCATTATATCAATCATGGCAGCTTGACTGTTCTTCAGCATTGGCTCACCGCCAGTAAACGCCATATGTACGTGCTGCCCAGTTTCTGGGTTAAGAAACTTACCATGTGGTAGTAACGCTTCAAGTTCATCACATATATCAGAAGCACTCTTATCATGCATCAGGTGACGATAACGCTTAGCCCAGGTGTAGGAGCTATCGCACCCCTTATCAAACACTGGTAGGTCTTCTACTTGAGTAATGTCAGACAGGTCCAGCTTTTCATACGGTAGCTCCCAACTATCTGGATCAGTCGGATCGTCTTGGCCAAAACCATTGCATTGTAGGTTGCACAGAAAGAACCTAATCCACAATGTAGATCGGCCAGTATAGTTTCCCTCACCTTGTGGTGAAAAGAACGTCTCACTATACTTGTATGATTCCATCACAACTCCTCATATATGCCAAGCAGCTCCGCAACTAGAAATAAGAATGCAAAGACTGTAATACTTTGGAACGCAATGCCAAGTAAGCACCCCAATAATCTTACGGTGCTTTTAACCATACTAATAGCAAAATGCTTGTTACTCGGATCCGTGCCTTCTGGCATCATTATCTCCTTATGAACACAAGACCGTTTTCGCGCATGAACTTTTTAGTCATTGTGCTAGCTTCCCTCAATTGGTTGGTCAGATCAACATTAAAGTCGAAGCCAAATTGATCAAACTTGTCGATCCAGTACTCAGGGTGCTGTTCATTAACATGCAAGTGGTTTGTACCAGATTTACCTTCTACTGTTGTAGGACCAGGTTTAGCGTGGGTGGCAATCACGTGTTTGCATCGTCGCACGTCTTCCATCCAGTTGCCCATGTACTTTTCCTCAACATGTTCAAGAAACTCGACTGTCCAGCAAAGATCAAATTCGCGATCGTCTAATGGTGCAGGGCCGGTAGTATAATCATGTAGTAAAAAGGGTACATCTGGCCGATCAAAATTCCACTCCCCATGCAACGTTCCAGGATCACCATCGATACCAAGAGCATCTATTTGATGAATGTCGATAGCATCTTGTACAACACAAGCACGCCCGCACCCTATGTCTATCATAGATTTTACGCCCCACTGCTTAATAGCAAATCTTAAGGCGCCTCTGTCATTGTGACATCTTCGCTCTCCTCCGCCTAAATGTTTTGGTAACTCATCCATAATGTTTAAACCTCTCTTGGTTTCGTTGTCGGATTTTATCTAGTTTTCTTTTGTGAGCTTTTGCTCGTTCTAACTTTAACTTGCTAACTCTGGTAGTAAAGTTAGTGCCGTCCATGTGATCCATTTCATGTTGGATAACTCTAGCCGGTATACCATCATAGATGTTTGTGTTAGTTATACCGGCACAGTCAGCTGCTCTTACACGAACAATAGCAGGCCGCTCTATAATTAAGAACAGCCCTGGATAGGAAAGACAACCTTCTTCGATAGGAATAGTTTGATCACTGGCAAACACTATACGTGGGTTAAACAACACGGCTATGTTTTCTGGGTCGTTGTAGTCGCCTGCTGCAAATACTCGGTACGGTAATCCAACCTGATTAGCCGATAATCCTATACCCTTGAAATTAATCATAGCCTTTTTGAGATCGTCGGCTAGCTGAAATGGATCTACAGGAGGATCGTTAAAGTCAAATGGTTGGGTGGGGGTGTTAAATATTGGATCAGTGGTACTAACTAATTTCACGCTACCATCCTACTAAAGTTCTTTACTTTCTCAAACTTAATTACACTATGAAACTTATCGTAAAGTTGATCACCTTTATGCGATATAATGAATATATTTGCATCATCTACGAGGGTGTTAAGTATCTTAATAAACTCTTCTGTGCCCGTGGAATCTAATGAGCTATCGAATACCTCATCCATGATAAGAAGATTGGTACTGACACTATTGCGTAGCTTTGCAATAGCTCGCCAAGTAAACAAAAGCGCGAGATCAATTCGCAT